GATATCCACGATTTTGATATTTTGCAACATGCAAATGGTGGTACCGATCCCATAACTGTTTCCGTATTTTGCTGGACAGAGAATCTTACTTTGGCTGTTCCTACTACTAATCAAGCTCAAGGAGCTGTTGAGGATGCTGAATTAGATGAGTTGGGTTTCCCTTTGCCATATCGTGAGCAAGCCGGAAAATCTAAGAAGCGTGCTACTATGAAGGCTAATAATCAATCTAGAAATGATGAATTCACAAAGGATGGACTTATCAGCAAACCAGCTTCTGCTATTGCAAAGGCTGCTGATGCTTTGTCCATGATTCCTGTGCTTTCGCCATACGCTAAAGCTACATCAATGGTTTCTACGCGTATTGGAGATATTGCCAAGTTGTTTGGTTACTCTCGTCCACAAGTGTTGGATGATAGTAAAGCATTTGTACCCAGGTATTTGGGTAACCTTGCAAATTCTGATGCGCCAGAGCCACTGGTGAAGTTGTCCCTCGATTCCAAGAATGAGTTGTCTATTGACACGCGTGTAATGGGATTGGGGGGAGAGGATGAGTTGGCAATTAATTCCATATGTCAACGTTGGTCTTACTGGCGTCAGTTTGATTGGCCTGAAACGGCAACTACTGATACTATGCTCACTTCAATGATTGTTTCTCCTATCTATGGCGATACTGTCGGTTCTGGACCTGTAACAGAAATTCACAGTACTGCTTTGGCTTTTGGTGCCACACCATTTGAGGCTTGGCAAGGTACAATTAAGTTCCGCTTCAATGTAGTGTGTTCTGAATATCATCGTGGGCGTCTTAGGATTGTTTATAATCCCGTGACTGGTCCTGTTGGTGCCATTCCCTTCAATCAAACCTATTCTACCATCATTGATATCTCAGAAAATAGAGATTTTGAATATGAGGTTAAGTGGGCTGATATCAGGGCATGGGCTTTGACCCTAGGAATTGGTGGAATTCCCGGCGCTTCTATTTATGACGATGTGAATCCCATCACTGCAGGTACAACTGTGGATAACGGTTCCATTAGTGTTTATGTTGTCAACGAGTTGGCAACACCATCTACTACCGCTGCCGATGTCAAGATTCAAGTGTGGGTTGCTGGGGGCGATGATTTTGCTCTTTCAGTGCCTACAACTAAGAACCTTAGTCACTTGTCAGTTTTCCAGGAGCAGTCTGAAATTGCACCTGATGCCTTGGCTACTACAACGGATAAATCGAACTCCCCTACTTGTACTGAAGAGGTCCCTTCCTTTGCTCCTGGTGAGAGTATTAAGGAGGATAATCAATATTTAGTATATCAGGGTGAGCGTATTGTTTCGTTTAGAGAGCTATTGCGCAGGTATCAGTTTTTCAACTCCTATTGGCCAGCTGCAGTAGGTACTAAAGCTGATATGAGAATTGTTAGTTATAACCTTCAAGATTTCCCATACTATCGTGGTTGGGAAGCTGGGGGAGAGGATCGTGGTGTAACTTCAGACGCAGGTACTTTTGATTATAATTTCTGTACCATGACTTTACTTAACTATCTCACCCCTGCGTTTGCGTGCAGACGTGGTGGTTTGAGGCACAAGTATTTATTCAGTCAGCTGGGTGCAGCTGCTAGGGTTTTCACTATGGGTGTTTCTCGACACAATTTGATTGGATCTGCTAACACAACTAGTACACATCGGACAAATAATAGTCTTGTTGGCGATCGTCGTAAGGAAATTCAAGAAACTGAGAAGCCGAGCTTGGGAGGAAGTCATGCAACTTCCGTTCTAGTTCAGCCAGCTCTAGAGTTTGAAACCCCTTATTATACATATGGGCAGCGTTTTGAAGCAGCCAGACAGATTAATCGCTATTCAGCGTTTCTACCACATGCACATGATCTGCATGTCGATGTTCCTGAGGGCATCCCCAGTGCTGATTATCGCATTGACAGATATATATCTGTGGCTGAAGATTTCCAACTTGGTATGTTTGTTGGAGCTCCTATTATGTATTCTTACAGTAATCCTGTGGCAGCATAGTTCTAATCAATTGGGTCAGATTAATAAACTATAACATAATTCATAAAAGTCTTTCATGAAGACATAAAACTCATGACGTAAGAGTCTCTAGACAATGAGACAGGATACTCCTCGGTGGCCGGGGGGGGGCATGGAATGCTTTTTCCATACCTAGGCGAGATGCTTATGCGTCTTACACTGTGTTCTTGATGAACCTATGGTTTTATATACAAACCTCCTGTAAGACGTTCGCGTCTTGCTTGAGTTTTGGATTTTTTACATAGGGTCACAAGTTTCTTCAATGTATGCCTAAAGTAGTATATGACTTTTCAACCGTTCTTTAGCGGTTAACCAACCCGCGCGTTGGTTGAAGAGTG